CAACAATTACAGCATTAGACTCATCAGGACTTACTAAACCTATTGACCTTGACGATAATGAGGAAGTTAGGTTTGGCACTGATAATGATATGAGAATATATCACAGTGGCACAGTAGGTAACATCGATAACAACACAGGCACTTTAATCTTACATGGTAGCACAGTTAGAATACAAGATGGCTCATCGGCACAAACAGCTATATCAGCCTCCGATGGTATTGCTACACTTTATCATACAAACACAGCAGTATTAAACACAACAGCAGGTGGCATACAAATAGAAAAAGGTGTTGAAGAAAAGTTTGCTACAACAAACGGTGCAACAGGAGTTACAGCATTAGATTGTTCAACAGGACACGTTCATTATCTAACAGCACCAGCAGGTGATATCACAGCAAACTTTACAAATTTAAATCTAACAGCAGAATACGCAACCAATGTAACAGTAGTAATTGATCAAGGTGGAACAGAATATGAAATCACAGCAGTACAAATTGGTGGTGTAGCACAGACAATAGTTTGGCAAGGCAACAGTGCGCCAACAGGAACAGCAAACGGAGTAGACAGTTTTTCATTTACAATATTAAACGATGGCGGAACATATGTTGTGCTAGGACAAATGGTAGCATTTGGCGGAGTATAATAGATGCCTTTCATATCTACAGTAACAGGCAGTTTCACAGCAGGACGTAGAGCAAACTCATTTGGGGCGCCACCTTGGTCACCTTCAACAGATATATCTCCTGCTATTTGGCTAGATGCATCAGACAGTGGCTATTACACAATCAATGTACCAGGTGGAAATACTATTACAGGAGTTGCAGACAAAGCAGCCAATGCCGTTGTAACAGTTACTGGCCTACCCGATAAAGCAAATACACTGGACGGCAAAACTGTTTTTACATTTACGTCAGGGGAAGATTTGACTACCAACGAAGTTGCACAAGCCAGCAGTGGCAATCACTGGGCCATTGGTGTAATGCTATGGAGTCAGATCAACGACACACAGGATAGTTTCTGGAGTTTAGATACTACAGGTAGTCCAAAAAGATGCTATGCTGTAAGTGCTAGTAACGCAAGTGCATTTGATGGTGAGTTGGACCTGGACGCTTTGAGCAATCCGAACAGGATATCATCAACCATAGGTAATGCCCAGGACTTTGATTCAGGTATTGCTCAAAACACTTGGGTGATAATAGGTGTTATATTCAACAAGTCAGGCAACCAGATTGCTGTTAGAGTAGATGGTGATAATGCATTTACACCTGTGAATGACTATGACAATAGTCTACAAACAAATATGGATTTAAGAATATTTAGAAACCGATCCAACGAACGAATGCAAGGTCGAATGGCAGAGTTTTTTACTGTTGCAGACATTCCTGGCACAGGCGGCACAGACATTTCAGATGTAGAAAAAGCAGAAGGATATCTTGCTCACAAGTGGGCACTAACAGGCAATTTACCTCTGAGTCATCCGTACAAGAGTTCAGCACCAACAGGATAAATACTAAAAAGGAAGTATTATGGAACATTTTGTAAGAGTTGTAATGGAAAAGAGCGATAGTCTAAACGAAAGTTTAGATGAAAGTATTTTTCCAGGTACAGAATTATTAGAAACAGAGCAAGGCGGTTCTGTGTATCAAATACCATTACCAAGATTATTAAGCGAAGAAGAAGCAGACGAGTATGCAGACAAGTTAGCGAACTTTTTGTTCAGCGAAGGCTTTGATGACTTTGATATTGAAATATCAACAGACGATGACACACCAGTAGTTGAAGAAACATATGACGGAGACGACTTTTTTGAAGAGTATGGTGTTATGTGGTTCAACGAAGATGATGAAGATTTAGACGAAGCAGAATATCAAGGACGTAAAGTAAAACTTGGTAAGCCAATGCGTGGCGATGTTAAAAAGTTTAAAGTATATGTTAAAGATCCTAAGACTAAGAATGTTAAGAAAGTAAACTTTGGTGATCCTAACATGAAGATTAAGAAATCAAATCCAGCACGTAGAAGAAGTTTCCGTGCTAGACACAACTGTGATAACCCAGGTCCACGTACAAAGGCACGTTACTGGTCATGTAGGAAGTGGTAATATGCGTTTAACTGAACTAGCAGACAAGGATGAATTTTCGTTAGACTATAATGTGTGTCAAGACTGTCACACTTATATGAAAAACGATCCTATGTTTTATAGAAAACAGTATTTTCCTGTAATGACTATGATGTCAGATCAGTTTAGAAAAGGTAAAGCAATAGACTATGCAGAAACACTACGCCCATTAGTAAAGTCAGCAATGGAAGCATATTGTGCAAAGTATAATTTAGACGACTCACAGAGTGTTTTTACTGAAGATGACGAACTAGAACTTATTGAACGTATCAAAGAAGATGAAGTTAAGAATATAGAAGAAGGGGAATACTAATGTTTCTTAAAGAACTGTTTGAGGCTCCAGCTAAAAAAGCGGTTCTTGCTTTTGGTAGACTTAATCCCCCAACTATTGGTCACGAAAAATTAGTAGATCAAATTAAAAAATACGAAGGTGATCATTATCTTTTTTTATCTCAAACACAAAAACCAAAAACAGATCCATTAGACTTTGCAACTAAATTAAAATTTGCAAAGCAAGCATTTCCTGGTATTAATGTAGGACATCAAAGTGTTCGTACTCCTGTACAAGCACTAGAAATGTTACAAGGGTTAGGATATACAGATTTAATATTTGTTGCCGGTAGCGACAGAGTAGATGGCTTTCAAAACATGTTTGATACATACAACGGCAAGCCAGACAAGTCAGGTAAAATACCATTTAAATTTAACACACTTAAAGTTGTAAGTGCAGGCGAGCGTGATCCTGATGCAGAAGGTGCTGAAGGTATGAGTGCAAGTAAAATGAGACTTGCGGCTGCAGAAGGTAACAAGGAAGCATTTATCAAAGGCGTGCCTGCTACAGCAAAGAAAGTTGCAACGTCAATGTATGATGCTGTACGTAAAGGTATGGGTATCAAAGACGAAGTTCCTGCACAAGAAGGAATGCGTCCGGAAAAACCTAGTAAAAGTTCAGAAGAATTAATTGCAATGGGCTATGCTCCAGATTCAGACAAAGTACAAAGTGCTCGAGAATATGAAGATTGGGTTGATGATCAACGTTCTAAAGGTAAAGAAATAGACGAAATACTAGGCTTTGCAAGGCATCAACCTAAAAGAGCTGTTATAAAGAAAAAATATAAAAATCCTGAAGACGATAGTGTACAAGATAAATTAAAAAAGCGTAGAGCAATGGCTGCAAAAGGTGATGCTCGTGCGTTTAAAAGTGGAGGACTAACTGATGATGCTCCTCCAGGTAGAGAAAAACAAGTTAAAAAATTAAAAAAGAAGTTTGATGACCCGGGTGCGCCATATGCTATTGCATGGGCACAGCATAATAAGCACGGTAAGCCAAGTAAGAAGAAGTAAATGGACGAGCTACAGGACATTAAACGATTAGCAGGCGTAGGTGAATTTAAAGGATATTCAGAATATAAGATAGACGAAAATCCCAGTGAAACTGCTGCAGAGCTAAAGAAGAAAGAAAAAAGATTAGGGCTGAAACCAGGAGATAAAGATTGGTTTAAATTATGGTTCAGTAAACCTTACATGACTGGACCTACCCAATTTAGGAGTCGCAAGAAATGAGATGGCAAGACATTCGCGAAGATGGTAGAATTGTTAAAGGCGTTAACACTACAGTTGATGTTGATACCAATCAGATTCCTAAAGAAGCAGGTAAGTTTGGAAACAAAGTAGACAAAGACGGAGTACCGCCTACACTTAGTAAAAAAGTAAAAGGTAAGAGTACAAACGTTCTGTTTAACTTAGGACTTGCTGAAGGCAAGTATGCAGACATACACGATGTTAAAGATTTTAATCCAGACAACTTAGAAATATGGGTAAAAGGTGTAGGTGTTTACACACTTAACGGTCTTAAAAATAGATTAAAACAAAGATTAGAAGGTTTCAAAGATAACATAGATTATAATGCAGAAGGTGTTGAAGCAGTATTAAGTGGTAAAGGTTACGATGCATTTATGAGTATGCTTAAAGGTTACAACGAAGTAATGGCGGCATTAGAAACACCTCAAATGAAACGTAAGAAAACTATTGCAAAACGTAAAGCACAATACAGCGAAGGACAAGCAATACCTAATCCTAAAAATACATTCTTAGCAAAGTCTGACACAGCATACGATCACTATAAAATTGGTACTAACCTAGCAAACCTAAAAGCAGTACCTAAGGGTGCTAACTATGATGAACCTGATGTTGTTATTGCACCATATGCAGGCGAAAAAGAAACAAAATATCTTATGAAACAACTTGCTCGTATAGGGTATGATGTACAAGATGCAGAAGGTTATCAAGATGCACATTTTGATGATAAACCTACAGGAGGTGAAGCGCCTCCACAGATTAAAAATCAAGGTAAACTAGGTAAAATTAAATTAAATAAGTTGCGTAGTGTACAAAAAGGTAGAAACTTCCGTAAACTTGAAAAGCAATTAAGCAGAGTAAAAGACGGTAACTACAGTCCTTTGACTATTGATCCAAAAGGACGTATAGTAAACGGACATCATAGATTTGATGCACTAAGACTTATGGGCGAAGAATTTGCAACTGTTAGAATGATCGACACTTCATTAGAAGAAATGATAGCAGAAAACTTTGTAAAACCACAACTAGATGTAGAATGGGGAGAAGCAGAACGCTATCCAGAGTTTCAAAAGATTGGTAAAGAAGCATGGATTAAACTTGCAAAAAAGGGTAAAAAAATAACTATTACAGATGCAAGTGATATCAACAATACAGATGCCGCAGATATTAATTCATTTAAAAGTTTAGATAAAAACAAACAAAAAAGAGCGTTAGCACAATTAGAAAAAGGTTCAGTTGAAATGCCTATTGTTGCTGTTTACAGCGACGGTTATAAAGAATTAATTGGCGGTAACACAAGACTTACAGCAATGATGGCAAAAGACGGTAAAGCAACTGTATGGCAATTTGAAGTACCAGATGAAGTTGCAAAGTTAGCAGAAAACTTTGCAGACGGTAAAAAAAAGGGTAAAAGTAGACCCGGCCGTGTAAAACGTTCAGGTGCTAGTTGTAACGGCAGTGTTACGGCACTACGTAAACGTGCAAAGAAAGCATCAGGTGAAAAAGCAAGAATGTATCACTGGTGTGCAAATATGAAAAGTGGAAAGAAGAAAAAGTAATGTTTAGCAAACAATGTAAATTACATTTAGATGCAAAAGGTGAAACAGGATTGGAACATATGAAAGCGGCATTAGAAACAGCCGTAAGATTACAATTATTAGTTCCAGCACTAGTTATACACAGTATTGCACCACGTTTTTTTACTAACACAGCGTCTGAAGTAATGAAAGACATATTGGATAAAAGAAAATGAAAATAAAAGACATAACAGAAGCAGCATCATCAGGTGCATCAAGTGCAGGATCTATTGCTAGTGTAGTTAACCCTACATATGCATATGCAAAGAGTAAGAAAAAAGGTAAGTATGGTGCGCCAGAAGCACCGCAAGCAAAGAATCCAGACGGAACTGCTAAAAACGGATTGGATTTGAAAAACAATTTGATGGGCGGCAAAGTAGCAAAGAGATAAATATACTTAGTAGGAGTTACTAATGAGAGAAGCAGAATTAAAAAAAATTAAACCCGTACAAGAAGGTCTGGCTGATCTTGCAGATAAAGCGGAAAAGGATCACGAAGTACAAATGGCTCGAGCAGAGCTATACAAGGCCGCTAAGTATTCAATCAAGTTACACGAAATGCTACAAAGTGTTTCAGAACAAGAAGGCTTAGAAGGTTGGGTTCAATCTAAGATTACTAAAGCAGCAGACTATTTAAGTTCTGTATTCCATCATTTAGACTACCAAGAAGCACAAGACGATATGCCTGCTATCGGTGAAGGCAAAGATACTCATTGTTCAGACAAGTGTTGTGGCAGTGATGTAAAAGCAGAAGATTGCAAATGCCCACCAACATGTAAGCATTGTAATTGTAATTCTGTAAGCGAAGGCAAAGGTAAAAGCAACAAACAAAAAGCTGCTATTGCTATTGCAAAGAAAGAAAAAGGTTACAAAGAATCTTTAGCAGACAAGTTAGGAAATAAACTTGCAGAAACTAAAGGAACTTGTAAAGACTGTGGTAAACCAAGTTACAAAACACTACCAGAAGAAAAACAAAAAGGCGTTGACGGCAAAGTATGCTGGAAAGGCTATAAGCGTATGGGAACTAAGAAAAAAGGTGGCAAAACAGTAGACAACTGTGTAAAAATGTAATATGGATTTCCACGCACTTCAAAAAAAACTATTCCAAATAGAACCAACTGATCCTGCTGCTGACAAGGCAAAACTTGTTGCCGCTATGCAAGGTCAACCGCAACAAAGTGTTGAAATCCCACAAACCATCGTACAAGAAAGTGTAGAAGTTCCAGAAGGCTCTATGCAATTAGATAAAGACTACAGTGTAAGTGACTTTGCTAAACTAGCAGGCGTAACACTTAACGAAGGTAAACAAAAACATGGCAGTGCAGGTCAACTCAAAGGCAAGGATGCCTTTACAAAAAGTTCAAAGCCAGGTGGTAATGAAACACCACATCCTGCAAGAAATAAACTTGTCGGCGACAGCATAGACAATGATGTTGAAGAAGGTGCATTAGACGGCATTAGAACAGGTTACCAAGCAATGCAAAAAGGCGGAGCATTAGGCCCAGATGCATTAGACAAGGCAGTTGGTAATGTATTTACAGGCAAAGTTGACAAAAAAGAAAAAGGCAAAGACAAAAAAGAAAAAAGTGCAACATCATCTTTTGATAAAACAATTCAAAAGATACTTAAAGATCCTGCACTAAAGAAAGAACTATTAGCACTAATGAAAAAGGCAAACTCAAAAAAGATGATGAATTCAGAGGCAAAGAAAAACAAGAAGCCAGTAATCAAATCAAGAGATCCAAACTGGCGTGACCTAGAAGCTCTACGCAAGAGTGGTGCAGGTGGATCACATCAAGATAAGACTAAAGTACTTCCACGCAAGCAAAAGTATAAGTCAGATCCTACTCAAGAATCTATCAAAGAAATGCTTTATCGTAAATTAAACGAAAAAAGCTCTTGACAAATCCTTAATATTACCGTATAATAGTTTATAAATTAAAAGGAGATCCTCTTATGGGAAGTCGTGTATTCGGTGCCGATGAAAAGGCAAAGTTAGAAAGGCTGGTTAACGAAGGTGTTACAGTCTATCAAGAAGTAGAAGATTTAACAGCAGGCTTAAAAGATACTGTAAAGGCTGTTGCAGAAGAACTTGATATTAAACCAAGTTTAATTAACAAAGCAATTAAAATTGCACAAAAAGGTGATTGGGAAAGAGTTTCCGACGAGTTTGACGATCTTGAAACATTGGTTGTTACAGTCGGTAAGGACAAATAAGTGCAGAACATAAAAGATTTTTGGACTGATAGTCTAAGATCCGATCCCGTTGCACACTATGCAGAGATGATAGGTGCTGTTGCAGTTATTATAGGAAGTACGATATTAACATATACCGTGCTTGAACCTAGGCCAGATATATTTGTACCTTTCTATTTTGTAGGAAGTTGTGCAAGTTTTTATGGTGCATATAGAAGAGGCTTACCCTGGGTGCTAATACTATGTGGTTGGTTCATTATTATGAATAGTATTGCACTTAGTAGGCTATATATTGTATAACGCCAAAGACAATAGTCAGGCATGTAGAAGGTTAAGTTGGCCATAAGCAACAAAGGAGAATTATTTGAGTTACGTAGACGCACTATTTGATCGCGACTCTGACATAATCAGAGTAGTCGAGCGCAATGACGGTAAAAGAGCTTACCGCGAGTATCAAGCAAAATATACTTTTTACTATGAAGATCCAAAAGGCAAGTATAAAAGTGTCTATGGCGATCCCCTTACAAGAGTTGTGTGTAAGCACACAAAAGACTTTCGAAAAGAAGTTGCTATTAACAAAGGCAAGAATTTATTCGAAAGCGATATTAATCCTATCTTTCAATGTTTAAGTGAAAACTATCTTAATCAAGATGCACCTAAACTAAACATTGCTTTTTTCGATATTGAGACAGACTTTGATCCAGAGCGCGGCTTTGCTGATCCTGCTGATCCATTTATGCCTATTACTTCTATAAGTGTATATTTACAGTGGTTAGAGACAATGGTTTGTTTGGCAGTTCCGCCTAAGACACTTACAATGGAACAAGCAAAAGCAGAACTAGAAGGTATTGAAAATGTAATGCTGTTTGAAAAAGAAGGTGAAATGATTGATACTTTCTTAACACTTATTGAAGACGCTGATATTTTATCAGGTTGGAACAGTGAAGGTTATGATATTCCGTATACTGTAAATAGAACAAGTCGTGTACTAAGCAAAGACGACACAAGACGTTTTTGTTTGTGGGGCCAGTTGCCTAGGAAACGTGAATATGAAAAGTATGGTAAATCAGCTGTTACCTTTGACCTAATAGGTAGAGTGCATTTAGATAGTTTGGAATTATATCGTAAATACACATATGAAGAACGTCACAGTTACAGACTTGATGCCATTGGTGAAATCGAAGTTGGTGAAAATAAAGTTCCTTATGAAGGCACTTTGGATCAATTGTACAACAATGACTTTAGAAAGTTCATTGAATACAACATACAAGATACCGCACTACTGGACAAGTTGGACAAAAAACTAAGATTTATTGATCTTAGTAACGAACTTGCACATGCAAATACTGTTTTGCTACAGACCACAATGGGTGCTGTTGCTGTTACAGAGCAAGCGATTGTTAACGAAGCACATGCAAGAGGCTTACAAGTTCCTAATAGACCTAAAAGAGATGACGAAAACACACAAGCAGCTGGTGCTTATGTAGCATTTCCTAAAAAAGGTTTGCACAAGTGGATTGCTAGTATGGACTTAAACAGTCTATATCCTAGTGTAATTCGTGCATTAAATATGGCTCCTGAGACTGTTGTAGGACAAATACGTCCTGAGATATCAGAGGCCCGTGTACACGAAGATATGACTCTTAAGAAAAAGTCATTTGCAGGTAGTTGGGAAGGGCGTTTCAGCACAGAAGAATATGAAGCGGTTATGGAGCAACGCAAAGATGTTGCACTTACTGTTGACTTTGAAAACGGCCAAACAGAAGTATTAAGTGGTGCCGAGCTATACAAGATTATATTTGACAGTAACCAGCCATGGATGCTTAGTGCAAACGGCACAATCTTTACAACAGAGTTTGAAGGCGTTATTCCAGGGCTACTAAAGCGTTGGTATTCAGAACGTAAAGATTTACAAGCACAACTAAAGAAAGCAAAAGATGCCGGCAATGCAATTGAAATTGAATATTGGGACAAACGACAGTTGGTTAAAAAGATTAACCTTAACAGTTTGTATGGTGCTATTCTTAATCCCGGCTGCCGTTTTTTCGATAAACGTATCGGTCAGTCAACTACGCTTACAGGTAGAACTATTGTTAAACATATGTCAGCGGAGGTTAACAAAGTTATCACAGGAACTTATGATCACGTAGGTGAATCAATGATCTATGGTGATACAGACTCTTGTTACTTTAGTGCATGGCCTATGTTAAAAGATGATGTAGAAAGCGGTAAACTAGAATGGTCCAAAGAAAAATGTATTACACTTATGGATCAAGTGTGTGAGCAAGCAAACACATCATTTGGCGACTTTATGGCAGAAGCATTTCATTGTCCGAAAACACGTAGTGATGTTATTGCGGCAGGGCGTGAAATTATTGCACAGTCTGGTTTGTATATTACTAAGAAGCGTTATGCGGCACTAGTAATTGACAACGAAGGATTTAGAACTGATATCGACGGCAAGCCCGGCAAAGTAAAAGCAATGGGTTTAGACTTACGTAGATCAGACACGCCTGTGTTTATGCAAGAGTTTTTAAGTGAAATCTTGCTTATGGTACTTACTGATGTTCCGCAAGAAGAAATACTAGAACGTATTACTGTATTCCGTAAGGAGTTTAGTGAACGTCCTGGTTGGGAAAAAGGTTCGCCAAAACGTGCAAACAAAATTGGTCATTATCAAAGATTAGAACAAAAACAAGGCAAGGCTAATATGCCTGGCCATGTGCGGGCAAGCATTAACTGGAATACACTGAAGCGTATGAACGGCGACAAGTATTCGCAAGAAATTGTAGATGGTATGAAAGTTATTGTTTGTAAATTAAAACAGAATCCGCTAGGATATACAAGTGTTGCATATCCAACTGACGAATTACGTATTCCTGATTGGTTTAAGGAATTGCCATTTGACGATACAGCAATGGCGGAAACAATTATCGATAACAAACTAGATAATTTAATTGGTGTGCTAAACTATCCATTAGAAGATACTAAGCGTCACAATACATTTAATAGTTTGTTTGACTTTGGAGAATAAAATGAAAGTTAATATACAAGTGGAAATAGATACTGATAACAATCAGGACCTAAATACCATTGAAGAATTAATTGCAATGCTAAGACAATTAGCAGAAAATTACGAGGAATAATTATGGAATGGGTATTAGTATACATTAGTCTAACATTTCATGGCCACCCAATAGCAGAAGAGCTTGGTCGCTATGATTCTATGGCAGAGTGTTTTAAGGCTAGAGAATATAAGTCTTTAGAACTTGGAAGTGAAGTAGGTTACTTTCCTGTAGGAACACAGGCTGTTTGTGTAACCAATCTTAAGGAAATAGGCTAATGGATATAGGAGTATTAGGCGTACTTGCAGTAATGTTGTGTCCAATGATATTTGGTGGTCTCGCTTTCCACTATTCGCACAAATTTACTGAACCAGTAACTAAGGCAACTTGGGAATATTGGGAGAATAAAAATGACAGGTAGAGTAGGATTTACATGTAGTACATTTGACTTATTACACGCAGGTCATGTGCAAATGTTACGTGAAGCAAAAGAACAGTGTGACTATTTAATTTGCGGATTACAAGTTGATCCTTCAAATGATCGACCTAACAAGAACGCCCCCGTACAAAGCATTGTAGAACGATACACACAGCTCAAGGCTGTTAGTTACGTAGACGAAATTATTCCTTATGGTACTGAAAAAGATTTAGAAGATATCTTAGAGTTGTACACAATTAATGTACGTATTCTAGGAGAAGAATACAGAGATAAAGAGTTTACAGGCAAAGACATATGTCGCAGACGTGACATAGAACTATTTTTTAATAATAGAGATCACAGATTCAGTAGTTCAAACCTTAGAGCAAGTGTTATTGAATCGGAGAAAAAATGAATATATTATTAACAGGATCAAGTGGCTTTATAGGACGTGAACTTTTAAAACGTCTTACAGTTAAACTAGGTCATAACGTACATACAATTGATGTTGCCGATGGTGCAGATCAAGACTTAATGTATTGTACACTTCCTCAAGAAAACAAGATAGATCTTGTAATACATTTAGCAGGTAAAAGTGGTGTGCGTGAAAGTATTAAAGATCCTGCAAGTTACTGGTATAACAACGTAGAAGCAAGCAGACGACTGTTTGATTATTATGAAGATACACGCATACTGTACGCAAGCTCTAGTAGTGCATACGAGCCTGATCTAAATCCTTATGCAGCATCTAAGTATTGTTTAGAAGAAGTTGCAGAACGTTATCCTAACACATTAGGTATGCGATTTCATACAGTGTATGCAGATGTATGTCCTAGAAAGAATATGTTCTTTCAAAGACTTAGAAATGATACATTAGAATATGTCACTAGACATTATAGAGATTTTGTACATTTACAAGATGTATTAGATGCTATTGAATTATTAATAGCAAAACCAAAAGTAAATGGAACAATTGATATTGGTACAGGTATTCCTGTCCGTATCCAAGACCTTGCACCAGACTTACCCATTCGCCTAAATACACCTGGAGAAAGAGAATATACTTGTGCAAACACAGAAAAAATTAAAGGACTAGGTTGGAAACCTAAATACTTTATAGAAAACTTCTTGACAAAAGAAGACAAAGGCAATATAATAAACATTACAAATGGAGAACCCCTATGAAAGATATTTTACAAGACATTGTCGCTCACACACATGCACTAGGTTTTTTAAGTCTAGTTAAAGTAACAAGCGACTCAGATACTTCGGTAGAAAGTATGGCTGAAGATAGAAGTGTAATTCTATCCGGTGCAACACATTCACCTGTTGCAGAATTTTCAGGCACTTTTGGTATGCCTAACTTAGACAAGTTAGCACTACACTTAAAAAATCCTGAGTATCAAAAAGATGCTAAACTAGATGTTATAACAGCAGATAGAAATGGCGAAGTTATTCCTACACATATTCACTTTGAAAATGCGGCAGGTGACTTTCAAAATGATTATCGCTTTATGAACAAAGCAATTATTGAAGAAAAACTTAAGACAGTTAAGTTCAAAGGCGCACAATGGAACGTTACATTTAGTCCGTCAATGGCAAGTATTGCACGTATGAAACTAATGAGTGCGGCACATAGTGAAGAACCTACATTTAATGTAAGCACTAAAGACAATAGCCTAACATTTAGTTTTGGTGATGCAAGTACACACGCAGGTGAGTTTGTATTCCAACATGATATTGAAGGTTCATTACAACACACATGGAGTTGGCCTGTAGCACAAGTGCAAGCAATTCTTAGTTTAGACGGTGATATTACAATGAGTATTTCGGACCAAGGTGCTATGATGATTAGTGTAGACAGCGGTATGGTCAAATATGATTATATCCTGCCAGCACAGAGCAAGTAAAATATGCGTAAAGACTTAACTGCGTCACAAAATGATTACGCAACGTTTTTGCCTGCACTCAGTGGTTTCTATGCTACATATGTGGGCAAGCAACGTTTTGATGAATACGTAGACAAAGCACGTATTCCAAGTAACTTTGCAAATGGTGTTGAGAGTTTAAACTATCTTAATAAAAACGAAGGACAGTTTACATACAAATGGACCTTGTACTCGGCAGGACACGCTGATTTAGATACAACAAAAGTTGTTCCTAAAGAAGATATGGTTCGGAACAGAGATAGAGAAAACACTTGGCTACTAGGGGACTCAGGTGGTTTCCAGATTGGTAAGGGTGTTTGGGAAGGCGAGTGGAAAGATCCTACTAGTCAGTTTGTTAAAGACAAGATGGCAGACTGTGTAGCACGTGGTACAGAAGAACGTGTTGTAACTACTACAGACAAGAACGGCAAAGAAGTAACAAAAACTGTTACAGTTGATCTTGTAAAGGAATATCAATCTAGATTAGATATGGCGCAAAAGAAACGTGATGCTGTCTTAAGATGGATGGATGCTTATGCAGACTACGGAATGATCCTTGATATTCCAGCATGGGTATCACGCTCTCCTGCTGGAGCATTGGCGACAGGTATTAGTGAATATCAAGATGCTGTTGAAGCAACAAAATACAATAACGAATATTGGATGAAACATAGAACAGGTGCTTGTAAGTTCCTCAACGTATTGCAAGGTGAGAATCATGCAGACGCTGATGACTGGTACGAGCAAATGAAAGATTACTGTGATCCTAAAGTGTATCCAGACAATCATTTTAATGGTTGGGGTATGGGTGGACAGAACATGTGTGATGTACATTTGGTTCTTAAACGTCTAGTTGCATTGATATATGATGACCTACTACAAACAGGTGTACACGATGTAATGCACTTCTTAGGCACAAGTAAATTAGAATGGGCCACTCTACTAACAGACATACAAAGAGCTGTTCGTAAGTATCATAATCCAAACTTTATGATTACATTTGATTGTGCTTCACCTTTCTTAGCAACAGCAAATGGACAAATTTATATTCAAACTGAAACTGAGGATAGAAGTAAGTGGGTTTATAGAATGGTTCCTAGTATTGATGATAAGAAGTATGCAACAGATACTAGATTATTCCGTGACGCTGTATTACAGGATGGTATCTTTAAAAACTTTACTGACAGTCCTATTACAGCAGAACTTAAAGTAAATGATATTTGTCATTACGCACCAGGAATGTTAAACAAGATTGGTAAAGAAGGAAAGACCTCATGGGATAGTTTTTCATATGCTATTCAAATGGGGCATAATGTATGGAGTCATATTAATGCTGTACAAGAAGCAAACCGACAATACGATGCAGGCATACTTCCTAAGATGCTTGTACAAGAGCAATTTGACAGGCTTTTATTTAGAGACATTGTGGAAGCAATATTTGCGGCAAACGGCAGAGAAGAAGCTAACGCAATAATTGAATACTATAGTCGCTTTTGGATGACCATACCTGGTACAAGAGGAGCGGTTGGTAAAAAGACTGTAAACAGTAGCACTTACTTTGGAAACTTATTTGAAGAAGTAGATGCTGATCCTGTAATTACAGACGCAGAAGATCTAGATGAAACAAAATTAGAGGATCTTGAGGATGAGCAACTTTACAGATGAACACAATAAAATTGCAGGCTATTTACAAGAGCTATACAAGAAACATAGAAAACTTGACGAAGAAATAAAATTAATGTATAATACTTTTGCAAGTGACAGTTCTATTAACAGACTTAAAACAAAAAAACTTTGGTATAAAGACGAAATTCATAGATTAGAAACAAGGCTAAAATCATTATGAAAAGAAACTATGAAACAGGTGTATCAGATGATGTACAATTCTTTACTGGTATTGAAGTAGAACATACTCCAGCACATGGTATGGAAACATTGTTTGTTACCGGCTTACATCCTGTAGAAGAAATAAAAAAGCGATTAGGCACAATTCGACACATATTTTTTGGTGCCAATCATTCTTTTTCCCCCGGCATTAATTTTCCATCCGATGCAGGCAACTGGGAACGTTTTGAAGAAATGATGATTCCTTTTTTAGATGAAGATTATCTTGTTACACTAGATGTTCCAATTGATCATGCAGAAGCATTATTAGAGTCTGCTATGGTAGAAAGACATAACTTTATTCCACAGTTACGTGTACCTATTCCTTATATTAAGCAATTTGGTTATAATACTATGCTTAAAATAGACGACAAAGACTTTAATGCAACCAATCCAGGTGTGTGGTGTCATAGGCTCCACGATTTATTAGATAGTGAAAAGTTTACGGATTGGACAAAATATTCACTTGACAAACCTTTGTAATGAAAGTATACTTAATACAATGCAAGAACGATATTACGACTACATGTTACGTAGACTTAGAGAGGAAAATAATAAGATGAATGATCCAATAAATAATGCTACTAGAAGTATATGGGTAACCTTTACTAAAGAAGGCATCCATAAGTATCCAGGAGCAGATAGTGATCCAAAACTCGCAACAGGCGATTGGGACGATGTGTCGTTTCTTGCTGTGCCTCATCGTCATATTTTCCACTTCCGGGTGCGTATCGAAGTGTTCCATAACGATAGAGACATCGAATTTATCCAATTCAAAAGATGGATGGAAAGGCTCTATAGTGCCTCTTCCGACGGTGAAGTGCTCGTTCTAGATTATAAGTCTTGCGAGATGATTGCAGATGACTTATATAAAGAAATTTCTACAAAGTTCCCCGGCCGATTTGTAGAAATTAGTGTCGCTGAAGACAATGAAAACGGCTGTGTAATTTATTACCCTAAATCATAAAGTGCTATTAATAGAGGATATTAAAAAATGGCAATCAAGTTTAATAAGCCCGCCTATGACAAAATTTTTCGCGACTTGGAAAATTTTAAAGACTTCTGTCGCTTCGTTGGCGATGCTAAAAACGTGGCTTTCGTATACAATGAAAAGGATTTGTATAACGAGAGATCTTACGTATGGCGTTCATATCAGCGTCATGTTAACCACCTTAAGGCGAAGAATCGCCAACTTGGTAAAAACTATAACAAACGGAGAAACTAATGACTATACATATTGTAGATATTGAAGCCGTAGACACTCGCTATACTAAGCAATGGAAAGATTACCTTCCACGTCAACTGGTAAAGTCTACAAACGAACATGTAAATGTTATTAGTGGCGGAGATACTCCTCAGGCTACAACACCTGGGGCTTTTCTTAATTTTGGCGGTACCAATGTGTATAAGTCAAAACAACTCGAGCAAATAGGAGAAATGTTTTGCAATGGAACCATTAAGGATGGTGATTATTTCTTATATACTGACGCTTGGAATCCTACTGTTATACAACTTCGTTACATGGCAGAACTCTTGGGCGTTCAGATTAGGATTGGTGGTCTGTGGCATGCAGGTAGCTATGATCCTCAAGATTTCCTCGGGCGGCTAATAGGAAATAAGCCTTGGGTAAGACATGCTGAAATGTCAATGTTTGAATGTTATGATGATAACTTTTTTGCAACTGACTTTCATATTGATATGTTTGTAGATACACTAGGTGAAGATTATTACGTTGATACTAATAAAATAAATCGTGTCGGTTGGCCTATGGAATATCTAAAGAACAGTTTAGACAGTTATAAAGGCATGGAAAAACGTAACCTTATACTTTTCCCACACAGAATTGCTCCTGAAAAACAAGTTGATATATTCCACGACTTAGCACAACAACTACCCGAATATGAGTTTGTTGTGTGTCAAGAACGTGACCTTACAAAGAATGAATATCACAACTTACTAGGTGAAGCAAAAATGGTGTTTAGTGCTAACTTACAAGAAACACTAGGTATAAGTTGGTATGAAGGAGCATTAGTTGATGCTATTCCTATGGTGCCAGATAGATTGAGCTATAGTGAAATGTCTGTGCCAGAGTTTTTATATCCTAGCAAATGGACTGAGGACTATGCCGCATATAGAAAACACAGAGGAGAAGTTGTTGCAAAGATACGCGACTATATGGAAAACTATTCCGACTATTTGGTTAGTTTGGAAAAACAACGTAAAATCCTTAACAAAAACTTTTTTAGTGGCAGTGCATTATATGAAAGGCTTAAAGATGAACGACAGTGATAATACATTTGTTTTTGAACCAAATTCTAGTTATGATTTTAATTCTACCGGTACAGTAACAATCAATACCGCTACTTGGGATGATAGTTTTACTACTAGCCCTTCGTCAATTTATACTACTGGTGGAGATGGTCTTCAAGTCACTGGTAGTTTAAAAGTAGATGGTGTAGACGTTATGCAGTCTATTAAAGATATGCAACGTGTACTAGGTGTTGTAGGCAGAGACCTCGAGAAAGAAGAAAAATACAAAGGTTTAAAACGTGCGGCTAAAGCATACGAACGTGAACTAGAAAAAATTGAAACTTTTGAAGCATTGAAAGGTAGCAAGTAATGTTTGGGTTTTTTAAAGATCGTAAACGTGTAATTAAAGATAGAGATAGTAACGACCCTTATCTAGTTCGTTGGTATTTGTTTCTTAAGGACAGAAAGAACTTTCCGTTCAATGTCACTTTGCACAAAGTTTTAAAAAGTGACGAAGCGGTTTTACATGATCATCCTTGGAGTTATGCAACACTTATACTTAAAGGTGGCTACTGGGAGAATGTTCCAGTGCGTTCTGCGGAAGGTAACATAGTAGGATCACGAGGTATTTGGCGTGGGCCAGGACACTTTAGATTTCGTAAGTCAGATGACTTACACTTTTTGACTCTTGCTAAAGATAAAGATGGAAATGAAATTCCATGTTGGAGTTTATTCTATATGGGCAAGAAAGCAAAAGCATGGGGCTTTGTACCTTTTGTACAAGGCATTGGTTATAGATGGCAAAATAGCGAAGATTACCTCGCTAAGGAGTAATTTATGAGTCAGTATAATGACTTAGTAGAAAGGCAACGAGATATGTTAAAGGCAGAGGAGTGGGCAAAAAGTATTAAAAGTTTACACTTCCATAGTCTAAAAAGTATGTGGTATGACGACCATCCTGAAGATACTGATATGGGAATGGTAATGGATGTTGAGTTTAACAACGGTGTTGTTAAACGTACACTTAAAGATAAATCTGTACGTATCTTTGGTAAAGAACTTAGCGGTGAAAAACTGTTAGACGAATATAAGAGGAATAGTAAATGAAGAAACATTATTACACATGGGGACATGTTGAAAAAATGTGTATTGATATTGCAATGCAGATGCAGAACGATAACTGGAAGCCAGACTACATTGTAGGTATTACACGTGGTGGTAATGTACCTGCTACAATACTGTCGCATATGTTAGGCGTTCGTTGTGAAGCACTTAAAGTAGCATTACGTGATAGCGACAGTGATTGCGAATCTAATGCTTGGATGGCTGAAGATGCATTTGGTTACGTTGACGAAGAAGAACGTGCTGTAACTAAAAGCCGTTGGGACGTTAACAAGCGTAAAAATATTTTAATTGTAGACGATATTAACGATACAGGTGCAACACTTGAGTGGATCAAACAAGATTGGCCAGCTAGTTGTTTACCCAACGAAAGTAGTTGGAGTACTGTGTGGAATAAAAATGTAAGATTTGCTACACTGACTGAGAATCTTGCAAGTAATTTTGCCGGTGTTGATTATTCAGCACACGAAGTTAACAAAGCAGAAGAGGATGTTTGGTTAGTTTACCCTTGGGAAATAGTAGGTAAGTATGACGCTTGATAATTTAGAACAAGCTCAGCAAGATGGCAGAGCACCATGGGATAACGTATACTTAGATACTAGAGACTTTGTAGTATACGAAGACAAGTATCCTGTAACAGAAGGACACTTACTTATTGTACCTAAAGTAAACGTTATGGAATGCGTAGAAAAATGTTTTAAGTTTGCTTTGTCAATGGGTAATGATAATGTTACAACAACCAAGAATAACGTAACAGGTTATAATATTGGTCTAAATATAGGTGTAAGTGCTGGGCAGACAGTTATGTACCCACATGTACATTTGATCTTCCGTCGTGATGGAGATATGGAAGATCCAAAAGGAGGCGTAAGAGGCGTCATTCCATCTAAACAAAAATATTAAGGAAAGGACTATGGAATTGAAGGAACAATTAATTAATGCTGCAAGGCTTCACGCAGAAGCGGAGATAGAATTGCACAAAACTAACGTCGAAGTATACATGCAAAAAGTTGTAGGTATCGGCGAACATTCAGACATCATTGAAACAATTCAGAAAGAATTAGATGCAATGGCTACCGCACATGATCGTCTTGAAATGTTAAACAAGTATTTTGTATAAAATACTTGACAAAAACCTAAATACAATGTATAATGTAAAATATATTGTGCATTGTATTTTAAACGGCAATCCACTGCCTAAACATCGGAGAAAATAAATGGCTAAAAGTGACCAGATAAAAGCCCGCTTAGAAGAAGCAAACATTCGCTATTGGGCCGGCGATAACATTTCACAAGTCTTACAAAAAGGCGACAAAGAAGAATTAATTGAAGAAGCTACTGTAGCATTTGAAAATGTGCTAGATAAGTTGTTAATTGACAGGCATAATGACCCTAACAGTATGGGAACAGGCAGACGTCTTGCAAAAATGTATATTAACGAACTAATGGCAGGACGTTATGATCCAATGCCAGCGGCAACAGCATTTCCAAACGATACAGAAGAACGTTATGAAGGTATGTTAGTTGTTCGTTCAGAGCTTACAAGTATGTGTTCACATCATCATCAGATTGTTAGAGGTGTAGCATACATTGGTATTATTGCTGCTGACAAACTAATTGGTTTATCTAAGTATACACGTATTGCACAATGGTGTGCTGAACGTGGTACATTGCAAGAAGAACTTGCAAATGATATTGTACGTGAAATACAAAAAGCAACAGGTGCAGAACACTTAGGTGTTTATGTTCAAGCAACACATGGTTGTGTTGAAAACAGAGGTGTAAAAGCACACAGTTCGCTTACACAAACAACTGTACTAAAAGGTGCATTTAAAGACGATCCTGCAACTAAGAAAGAGTTCATGGATAATATTAAATTACAACAATCTTATGCGTGTGATAGATAATGTTTATTTCAACTTACAAATATAAATTCCCTGTAGACAGTTTTGGCAGGCCAGGTGGTATGTATAGTATGGCTGACTTACCTATTGCAGGATTTAAAGTGTTAGAACGCAAGTGTGAAGTTTTAACACAGGACTCTAAACAGGAACTTTACGAAGTTCGCGACATAGAAAAGAATTGGACTATTGTTGTTCCGTTCCAAGATGTCGGAGACATTGAGGAGGTCAATGATGAAGTTACGGTATAGTGAAGCATTTTATAGTGTGCAAGGTGAAGGTAAGTTTGTAGGTGTACCTAGTGTATTCCTGCGTACATTTGGTTGCAACTTTCGATGCATGAACTTTGGATTAGAAAGAGGTACACCTGCAAGAGCAGATGGTGTAAAACACAATCCAGAAGTTAAAAAGTTACTAGATAGTAATATCATAAGTACTGTTGAAAAATTTGAAGACTTACCTGTAATACATACAGGTTGTGATACATATGCTAGTATCTATCCAGAATTTAAAAAGTTTATGATGGATAGAACTGTAGACGAAGTTGTAGAGCATTTGTTAAGTCTTACTCCAGAAGGTAAGTGGACAATGGATAGTGGACAGGATGTACACTTGATTTTCACTGGCGGTGAACCTTTGTTAGGGTGGCAAAGATTCTATGCTGAATTATTAGAACACCCGCGTATGCAGGACTTAAAAAATGTTACATTTGAAACAAATACTACACAAAAGTTACGACCTGATTTTAAAGACTATCTCAACAATCAAAACAGATTTAGAGTCACTTGGAGTTGTTCCCCGAAACTTTCAGTTAGCGGAGAACGCTGGGAAGATGCTATTATGCCTGATATTGCTAGTGAGTATTTCAGTGTTTCTAATAGTGACCTTTACTTTAAGTTTGTTGTCGCTGACGAAACTGATGTTGCAGAAGCTGGCAGAGCTGTGGCGAGTTACAGAGACGCCGGGATACAATGTCCGGTATATTGTATGCCGTTGGGTGGAAGGAGCGAAGAATATAAGCTCAACATTCAAGAAGTGGCTGAACTCTGTATGGAAAAAGGATGGCGATTCACTCCAAGACTCCACATTGACTTATTCGGAAATGCGTGGGGGACTTGAGAATGCTTTTGATCCAGATGAATTTATTAACGAAGAACAACGTGAGCGTAAGATGAAAAAAGTAGACAACTTAGAGACTCGTGTTAGGGAGGCAGGACTATAATGGAATGGTGGAATAAACTTTTAAAAGATGCAGGAATCAAAAAGAAAATTGATGAACCGGTAAAAGAACCTACTTCAGAAGAAGTTAGACGTGCGGCACTTGAAGCAGAAAAGGCTGCCGCTACTAAAGCAGGCGAACCTTGGGTTGCTGTATTAGATACTCAGGTTAACAAAGACAACATTCGGAACGGATTCTTTGAACTAGATTGGAACAATGAATTTATTGAAGAGCTTCTTGATGCAGGATATCAAGGAGAAACAAACGAACAGATTGTTGACCAGTGGTTTAGAACTATTGTTAGTCAAATGCTTCAAGAAGAAGGACAAGATCCTAAAGCTGAAGCAGGGTATATTAATGTAGTACCTATCGATAAAGGTAAATCAGAAGTATCTTAATGCTTGACATAGTATGCAAACGAGTGTACAATGTAGTTATATTAAATTACTAAAGGCAACAAAATGGCAACTTACGTATTAGTAGACACAGCAAATACTTTCTTTAGAGCAAGGCACGTAGTACGTGGAGACCTTGACACTAAGGTTGGTATGGCTATGCATATTACACTTAATAGTATTAAGAAAGCATGGCAAGACTTTGACGGTACTCATGTTGTGTTCTGTTTAGAAGGACGTAGTTGGCGTAAAGATTACTACGAGCCATACAAGCGTAATAGGCAAGAAACACGTGATGCAATGACTCCTGCACAAGCAGAAGAAGATAAAGTGTTTTGGGAAATCTTTGATGAGTTTAAAAATTTTGTCACTGACAAAACAAACTGTACTGTTATGCGACATCCGCAACTTGAAGCAGATGATCTTATTGCAGGTTGGGTGCAAGCACACCCTAATGATAACCATGTTATTATTTCAACTGATGGTGACTTTGCACAACTAATTTCTCCGAATGTAAAACAATATAGTGGTATTCAAAACATTACAATAACACACGAAGGATACTTTGACGACAAAGGTAAGCCTGTGATTGATAAGAAAACTAAAGAGCCTAGACCTGCTCCTGATCCGGCATTTATGTTGTTTGAAAAGTGCATGCGTGGTGACACTAGTGACAATGTGTTTAGTGCATATCCAGGTGTGCGTAAGAAAGGCACTAAGAACAAAGTAGGCCTTATTGAAGCGTTTGCAGACAAAGATAGCAAAGGTTATAATTGGAATAATATGATGTTACAGCGTTGGACTGATCATGAAGGCGTAGAGCATCGTGTATTAGATGACTATACACGTAATGTTACACTATGTGATTTAACAGCACAACCTGAAGAAATTAAAGAAATTATTGAGGCTACTATTGCAGAGAATGCTGTTACTAAAGAAGTACAGCAAGTAGGTATGCGTCTTATGAAATTTTGTGCTAAGTGGGATATGCAACGTATTGCAGATCAAGCACAATACTATGCTGAACCGTTGCAAGCGAGGTATCAACAATGAGTATAAAAGCAAAAGTAATATTAAAAGACAAATTTTGGATTGTTGAGGAAGAAGGTGAAAAATTAGGCACCTTAAGTTTTAATGACGAACGGTTTATGTTTTCAGCAAACAACGGTGTTGCTTTTTTTGAAAACAAAAAACAATTAAAAAATGAACTTGGTCTTACAGTTTTTGATAAGGACGAAACAACAAAGATTGAAACTGAAAAAGAAATTTATGGGTATCCAACTAGCACAACGCCCTACAATGTAATTTACGATGTACATCGTAAGTTTGCTTTGTTTACAAAAAGTATTAAAAGTAAGAGCTTGTATTGTGCAGGATTCTATATCATTCACTTTGATAAAGGTTGGGTAAAAAGTTTTTGCCCTAAACTAATTACATTAGAACGTTACGATTATAAAGGTCCTTTTAAAAACGATATTACTATGCGTCAGGAACTGTCAAATGCAAACCAAAAAACTTGATCCTATAAACACTTTTCCAGTACAACAGTTTATTCAAACTGTTAAGAGTGCTGACGCAAGCAGAGCCAAAGAAGTAAGAATTGACATTGATAATGCCAAAAGATTAGCATTTACTTTAGGCGAAGTTATGTCTCGACTCAACGGAGACATGGAACTGTTTATTAAAGAGCATGTACAGAATCTAGACAATGAGCCCGTAGAGGTGCAATTAGACGGTGGTTCTGACTGGAAATAAACTAGCAGTTAACTCAAAAAAGAGATAAATATATACGTAGTTAATTAAGGTACGTATATATGAGCAGACCCAAACCAAATGTTCTATTAGAACATGTAAACAAAAAAAATTATAGATGTGAGCAAGTACTAGACGCTGACGCGATCTGGGCTGTATTCTATAAAGAAAAACCATTCAATTTAAAAAGTTCAAATGCTTTAACAAATTATCCTGGACCAAAATATAAGAAGACAAGTTTTTCTAATCCAGGACATGCACACAATTTAGCACAAAAATTAAACGAACTATTTTCTTGTGAAGACTTCAGAGTATACAGATTGTCAGATGGCGAAATTGTAACCGAATGAACTGGAAAGAAACCTACACAAAGTTGTTCCTAAAAGAACTAGGTAAAAGTTTTAACGACTTATCTGTTAAGGAGCATATGCCTTTGTGGTGGCATAATACACGTAGTAAGGACGCTGGCGGCCTTAGACTTACAGACGCAGGGTTAGAAGCACTTACACTAGCAGAAGTAGCAACATATGATGTTCCTTATCCGCACGATATGCCCATGACTACACAAGTTATTATATTTTTAGACAAGTTTATTGACTGTCCGTACTACATAGGACCAAGATCTATACAAGTAACACACCAAAAGAAAGCGGTCGAACTGTCTCTTTTCTCTGGAGATCTTCGCAAGTACGGACTTGCTAAAGCACTTTCCCGCCAAAATAAAGACGAAAATAATTAAAAAAAATTGCAGAAAAAGGTTGACTTTACTCCCTATTGATAGTATTATATATACATAAGTTAGAAATTTGCACTGATAACTAAGAGGTAATACAATATGGAAAACGTAATCACAAGAACAGTTTCGCCGAACGGCGCAAAATCAAGCATTAATCATGCTATTCGTAAAAATCGTCCTATCTTTCTTTGGGGTCCCCCAGGTATTGGTAAGTCCGAAATTGTAGGACAAATTACTAATGACCTTGGTAATTCACATTTGATTGACATTCGTTTGTCACTTTGGGAACCTACAGACATTAAAGGTATTCCGTACTTTGATAGCAATTCAGGTACAATGGTGTGGGGCGCACCTGCAGAACTTCCTACTGAAGAGTTTGCATCACAATACGACTATGTCGTTTTATTCTTAGACGAAATGAACTCAGCGGCGCCTGCTGTACAAGCGGCTGCATATCAGCTGATTCTTAATCGTAGAGTTGGTCAATACAAATTGCCAGACAATGTGGTAATTGTTGCGGCTGGTAACCGTGAAGCTGACAAAGGTGTTACTTACAGAATGCCTGCACCGTTAGCAAACCGTTTTATCCACTTAGAACTTGCTGTATCATTTGATGACTGGTTCCAGTGGGCTGTTACTAACAATCAACACAAAGACGTTGTTGGTTACTTAACATTTGCAAAGAAAGACTTGTATGACTTCGATCCAAAAAGTGCAAGCCGATCTTTTGCAACACCTCGTTCATGGTCGTTTGTGAGTGAATTACTCGAAGACGATCTTGATGAAACCACTACTACAGACTTAGTTAGTGGATCAGTTGGAGAAGGTTTGGCTGTCAAGTTTATGGCGCACCGTAAAGTTGCGTCTCAGATGCCTAATCCAAGTGATATCTTAGCAGGAAAAGTCAAGGAGATGGCCAGTAAAGAAATCAGTGCTATGTATTCCCTCACTGTGTCATTGTGTTATGAGCTGCAAGAAGCTGATAACAAAAACGACAAAGACTTTGATAACAAAGTTAATAACTTCCTGCGATTTTCGATGGATAACTTTGATACTGAATTAGTTGTAATGGGCATTAAGCTCGCACTTACTCAGTACTCATTGCCCATTGATCCGGACGCTGTTGAATGCTTTGATGAATTCCATGAACGTTATGGTAAGTATATTAAGGCTGCACAGGGTTCATAAGAATAGAAAGGGCGGGATAATACTCGCCCTTTCACCTTTTATGGTTGACAAACTTAGTAAATACTTGTATAATATACATATAAACTTAGAAAGGACATAGCACATGAGCGTAGAAGGTAAAAAGAACTGGGCACCTAATCCAGATATTACTGAATCCGAACTTAAAGTAATGCGTGAAGAAGTACTTGATCGCATTATTGTTGCACGAGTAGGACTTCTTCTTAAGCATCCTTTCTTTGGTAATATGGCAACACGCCTTAAAATTCAAGCCGCAGACGACTGGTGTCCTACAGCAGCCGTAGATGGCAGAAACTTATTTTTTAACACTCAGTTCTTTAATGCAATGGACAATAAAGAAATTGAGTTTGTTATTGCACACGAAATTTTACACTGTGTATTTGATCACTTAGAACGTAGAACTTGGCAAGACCGCAACTTAGATGCTATGCTGTCTAACATTGCACAAGACTACATTGTAAACAACATTCTTGTAAGAGACAGCATTGGTACTAAGCCTAAGATTGTAGACTGTTATCAAGACTTTAAATATGAAGATTGGACTTCAGAAGAAGTCTATGACGACTTATTTGAAAAGTATGACGAAGAACAACTTAACGCATTAGGTGAATTGCTAGACGAACATATTGATTGGACCGACGGTGACGGTAACGAAGGTAGTTCTTCCGGTAAGGATGGCAAAGACGACACTGAAGGTAAAGAAGGTAAAAAGCCTACTTATACCAAAGAAGAACTTAAAAAGATACGTGACGAAATAAAAGAGAACATGGTAACAGCCGCACAGAGTGCAGGTGCTGGTAATGTTCCTAAAGGTGTCGAGCGTATGATCAAAGAGCTTACTGAGCCTAAGATCAATTGGCGTGACCTGCTTCGTCAGCAAATTCAATCAACAATTAAAAGCGACTATACATTTAGTCGTCCTTCACGTAAAGGTTGGCACACTGGTGCTATACTGCCTGGAATGAACTTCCAAGATACTATCGACTTATGCATTGCAATCGATATGAGTGGTTCAATTGGTAATAAGCAAGCTGAAGACTTTTTAGGTGAAGTAAAAGGTATTATGGACGAGTACAAAGACTATGCAATTAAATTGTGGTGTTTTGATACTAGTGTATATAACGAAGAAGACTTTACTGCCGCAGAAGGCCAAGATTTGATGACATATGAAATTTTAGGCGGTGGCGGTACTGACTTTATGTGTAACTGGACCTACATGAAAGACAATGGTATTACACCTAAAAAGTTTTTAATGTTTACTGACGGTTATGCTTGGGATAGCTGGGGAGATCCTGACTACTGTGATACAGTGTTTATTATTCACAGTAATCATAATAAAGAACTATTAGCCCCATTTGGAGTTACAGCTCATTATGAAGCTCAAACAGCCTAACCCTTTAAACTACTTTAAGGTACGCAGCACTCAATATTTGCCTAGGCATTTTGAAGTTGTTAGCGTACCTATTTCCTACAACATGGAAAGTAGTATTGAAAAATGGATATTCGAAAACTTAAAGAATAGATACTATGTTGCACGAGAAAAGAGTCGTGGCTTTGGACAAAGTAATATTAAAGTGGGTTTTGAAGATCCAAAAGAAGCAAGTTATTTCATGTTGGCATGTCCACATTTGAAGTACAAATAAATAAAGTACGCATATATATTAATATAGGAGATTATAAATTATGAGCGACGAAAACAAAACAGAAGCACAAAAACCTGCTACTGAAACAGCACCTGCTCCAGATCTTACTGTACAAGATCTAACAGCAATGAAGTCAATTATTGATGTTGCATCAAGTCGTGGCGCTTTTAAGCCTAACGAAATGACTACTGTTGGCACGGTGTATAGTAAACTAGAAGCTTTCTTGAACGCTGTACAAGCACAACAAGAAGCACAAGCGGAAGCACAAGAGGCTCCAACAGAGGCTCCAACAGGAGAATAATATGAAACACATTGGAAGACAAATAAATCCAAAGAGACGTTGCGTTGTAGCGTACAGAGTTGTACCTAAAGAAGCAGATCAGTGCTTAGTTGTATTCACTGACAGTCTTGAATCAGACGCACACGATTCATTGATGCAATTAGTTGAATCTAATGCAGGACAGACAGCATATGAACTTGCAGAAGCAATGGACAGAGCTGTATTGCCAGATGGTAGAAATATGCTTAGAGCATTTGCCGGTACTGGTAAGTTCACAAAGATGCCAACTAATACAATTGAAATGACTCCAGACATGCAAAACACTGTTGTATTGTCAGAACTAAATGATGCTATTGCAACACAAAAAGGTGTTACAGTAGAAGATTTAGCTCTACAGCCTCAGTCAAGTAATAATGCTGAAGCGTCTAAAGAAACTCAACCTGTGATTGCAGAAGCACCAGTTGCTCCATCATCTAACGATGTATTAAGCGATGAAGACTTAGCAGCACAATACCGTTCTCAAGCAGATTCTTTATTTAAAGAAGCAAAGCGTTTAAGAGAACAGGCGGAAGAATTAGTACCTACTAAGAAAAGTAGTAAGAAGTCCGCTCAAAGTGCCTAAGAAAAAGAATAAGCTCAGCAAACAAGTTATTGACAAATGGCCTGAAGTACTCGGTAATATCGACATAAAAGTTGTTCCTACTGAATACATTAAGGCCGTTGAAGTTACATTTACCGACGGCAAAATATGGGTTATAGAAAATGATCCAAAAATGTCGAAGGCTGGAAACTCCGAAGCGTTCGAACAAAGCATGGAAGACCTCATGCAAGAATATGAAGATGTATTGCAAAGTGTTAACTTTGTAGTGGATATAGAGCGTGTAAAGAAGGATATTACTAAGCGAACAAAGATATTTATGAAGAAAAGAAAATAGCTCTTTTATGATAAATATATATAAGAACTAAAATATTAGGAGTTATTACAAATGGCATTGCGATTAAGAAGAGGCACAGATGCACAAAGATTGACACTAGACGGTGTTTCTTTGCCGGTGCCAGCCGAAGGCGAATTAATATACACAACAGATACTAAAAAACTTTTTGTAGGCGATGGCACTACAACAGGCGGTGTTGCTGTTGACGTTGCTAACTCCTCGCTAAGTATTGACAATTTAAACGATGTAGATATTACATCTACACCTCCTGCAGGCGGACAAAGTCTTGTATGGAATGCTGGTAATAATGAATTTGAACCTGGTGACCCTACTGTACTATCAAACAAATCAATTAACTCATTACAGGATGTAGACTTAGCATCTAATGCTCCTGTTGTAGGTCAAGTACTAAAATGGGACGGTGCATCATTTGTTCCAGCAAACGATCAGTCAGGCGGACTAGTTACAGGTGCTACTTATGACATTAACATTTCAGGTGATGTATCAGGTAGTGTATATGCAGATGACTCTACACTAGTTATTGATGGTACTGATGGTAAATTCAAAGGTGCTATTGACACTACACAAAATGCTACGTTTGATACAAGAGATGATGATTTAACATCACAAACAGGTATTACAGTAGTATCTAATGCAAACGTTGCAGGTTTAACTGTTGCTAGTAAAAATGGTACAACTGAAGGATCTGGTGCAAACTTAGGATTTTATAACCACAACGGAACATACGAAAATCAAACAGTATTACAAACTGGTGATAACTTAGGAAGACTTGACTTTGGTGGCTTAGTAACAATTCCAGGCGGAAATGAAGTTCCGCTTGCTCCGTGTAACATTAGAGCAGAGCTTGCTCAAGCAAGTGATGGTGTAAGTACATTAGCACTTGGTAAATTAGTATTTGCTGTTCTTAATGGACCAGACGTAGCAGATGCTAAAAAAGCAACATTAGATAATGTTGGTGTATTCCAATCTCCAGTATTACAACCAGGTGTATATGCAGACGATGCAGCACGTGATGCAGCTGTTACAGCACCAGCAGCAGGAATGATAATTTTTAATACTACAAACACTAAATTCCAAGGCTATACAGGCAGTGCTTGGGTAGACTTAAACTAATCACAATACTTTAAAAACTCCTAAACGTAGGTTAAATACTACAGAAGGAGTTTTTTTATGACCAAAATAATTACAGATCCACAAAATTATACTAGAGAAGACTTAAGAAACTTAGACTGGGATATGGTAAAGTTAAATGTTACTGTAGATCCTAAGCCTTTGCTAGAATGGTTTGAAACTGTAAAAACTACTTCTCCCGAAAGTTTATTTTTGTTTTCTATGAAAGATTTATTCCAATCACATTTCTTAGAAAACCCTAGAATGAACGGCATCTGTGTAGGAGATGCTGGTTATTGGACTTTACAATGGCCAGTACAAAGAACAGATCCTATACCAGGACCAATGTTTTGTGATAGAGAAAAGTTTCCTGAATTAGAAGTTTCTAATTGGGAAAATGGAATGAACAATCATTTAGATCAATACTATTTTGGTGCATACAAAAATATGGTTGAAACACTAGGACAAGATGCATGGACCTGGGGTAGAGCTATGAATTGCGGCACTGAAGCAGGTATAGGTCCTCATCGAGATCACGACGGTGAAGATATGTCAGAGCATATGATTAGGTTACATGTTAATTTAGAAACTAACAAAGATTCATCATGGCATTTCTTTTCACAGTTAGGGGAAACACCTGCTGACACTTGGCAATACGAACGTGCAAGTTATAATCCTAAGCCCGGTGAAGTTTATCTAGTTAATGTTAGCAATGTACATGCTCCTGTAAACCACGGCGATGATGAATGGATATTGTTACACTCTGATCCATCAAATGATGCTGTAGATAGATTGTTAAAAAGCAAAACTCATATTACATACAATGACTAATATTAAAACAAGATTGAATACTTGTATTCCTTACAAAAAGACTGACTGGCCGTATCAACACGACAGCATGATTCCTAATACAAGTTCTAATTACTACGGACCTGATAACGAAAGACTACACGAGCGTAACAAAAAGTATCAAGATAATAGTTGGATATACAATAACAAAGAGATTAATTACAACTTTAACAGTTTAGGATTACGTATGTCTAATGAAGTGGATTTAACTAAAGACTTAATTTATTTTAGTGGCACAAGTTATACTTTAGGTATTGGTGTAGACGAGAAAGATAGGTACACTGATATATTGTCTAAAGAACTAGACACACCTATGCTAAGTTATGCTGGTCCTACATACAGCACTAAACTACAAGTTATATCATTTTTTAATTATGTAAACTTACATGGTGCTCCAAAAAGTGCATGTTTTGAATTTCCGCCGGCACACGGATATACATTTCTTACAGATAATTTTGCTCTTACATTTACTGGCAGTCATAGGCCTAAATGCAATTATGTAGAACCTTATGAATTACTAGAACGCACTGACTTCTTACAAAACGAAGCAGAAATATACGTGAACATGTTAGAAGTATTTTGTAAAACTAACAACATACCATTAACAATGTTTAGTTACTTTCCTACTACTTTGCCTATTATACGTATTGATATTGATCTATTAGGTATTGAAGATAACAATGAAAAATTTGCTAGAGATATTTGTAAACAAAACGGTACTATATCAGGCCATCCAGGTATAGGTGTACATAAACATACAGCAGATGTATTAAAGGATAGACTACTATGAGCATAACACTTTACACATCAGGTAGTACAGATGAACCTAAACAAATAACACATACCTGGGAATACATTAATGAATGTGCTAGACGTAGTGTTAAAGAAATACAACTAACTAGCAATGACGTTGTATTAGATGTGTTTCCTGCTAATACTATTGCACATTGGACTATAACAGCATATCCTAGCGTTTTAAGCGGCGCACAGTACGTTTGTAGCAACTTTACGCCATATACGTACATACAAGCATTTAAACGCTTACAACCGTCTTATATTGCGCTTATACCGCGTCATTTAGAGCTTTTACAAAGTACAAAAGGCTTTAAAGACTTAGATATGAGTTGTGTACGTTACATGGTAACAGGTAGTAATAAAATAGATCAAGACTTTATAGATGCATTTAAAAATAGAGGTGTACAGTGTGTAGCAAACTGGTACGGTATGACAGAGTATCCACCACCTATTCTTATAGGTTATGATAGTCCTAGTTTCGATTTGCATAAGCGACCTACAGACGATCACATAATGTTTCATCCTGTAACAGCAACATCTAATTTAGGTGAAGCAATAATAAATGGTAGAGCCACAGGTGATATCTTTGACACAAAAACAATGACATTCTCACATAGAAGAAAAGAAGCAAATGGAAAAACTTGGAAGACTGACGTTTAGAACATTATCTAAAAATGACAGAGATGCTGTTAAGATATTTTGTAATTCTCAGTCTTATAGTAACAACACTTCGTTAGAAAAAATGAAATGGGACTGGTGTCCATTTTGGTGTGCAGCATTTGACCAAGACCGTATTATAAGTATTGCCGGCGCACACGAACTTCCTGAAGTATCACCTAATGCCTATAGACTATTATTTAGAGGCGCACAATTACCAGGATACACGTTAGGCACAGGCAGAGATATATTCAAAACAGGAATACAATTAAGTTATCTATTAGATTTACAAATTGGTTGGGCAATGGAAAAGGATATAAATGCAGACTTGTATATAAGCACAAATATAAATGATGACGGTGGCAAAAGCCAACGTATGAATAATACTATTATGCCATTACTTGCAAAACGTGGGATATGGGAATTAGATAGACAAATGGAACTTTACAATGTTCCACAAAACTTATGGCGTATTAATGTTCATAACTATATGGAAGAGCGTAGCCGTTCGCTAAACACCTAAAACTATATTCGTCAAAAATAGTAAACGGTTTCTTTTTAATTTTAATTTCTTTTACTTCATTTTGCCAGTATGGTGTATTCTTACTTGTTGCTTCATAATGCAATGCAAGAAAATCTTCAATATGTTTTACAATCTTAACATATTGTCTATTATAAACTTTTTGTTTACCATATAATTTAACTAGCATTTCAATCTGATATTGTATTAACCAAATTGCTTGTGCTTCTAAAGGCTCAATAAATCCAGCACTCAGCCCTATGTTTAGTATGTTATCTTGATACGGTGTTGGGCAATATTTACTTTCCCAGTGTAATACTCGCATTTTATCTAGTTCAAGATTATAAGGACATGTTTCGATAAACTCGCGTTTAGCATCGTCAACTGTTTGATGTTCTGTACTAAACACATAACCATTACCAATACGATTTTGTAAATAAATATTCCACATCCACCCGTTACTCATAGCAGTTGTTTCTGTGTAGTACTTCAGCTCTTTATCATAACTAGGTGCTACTACAGCACAATTATTTTTAAGACGTGTACTAACCATTTCTCTTTGAGGAAATAATTTGTTAAATCCTGTACAATTAATAATCAAGTCTGCTTGTAAATCATCAATATTATCTAATGTACGTGTTTCTAATTTAACACCATTTGGCAATGCTACTTTATCACGCAACATAATACCAAATTTATTTGCATCTATATGATATGCATGACGCCATTTTTTATCTGGTAACTCGTAGTTTTCCATCCAACGCATTTGTTCGTCGTGTTCTGTTTCATCAAAACAAAAATGATGGAACCAACTTTCGCCGTGCCAGTTTTTATGTTTAATTGTATACTTACGAACCGCATCGCAATTATCAAATAAGTCTTGCTCAGTTAATCCGCAATCATGTATAAAGTCATACATACTAGGCAGTGTACTTTCACCTACACCTATTATAGGTATATCTTGGCTTTGGATAACTGTAATATCCCAGTTAGTCTTTTTAGAAAGGTATGAGGCTGTCATCCAACCTGCTGTTCCGCCGCCTACAATAATTATATTCATACGTTTATTTGTGTCCTTAAAAAAATATTTATTTTTCCTATGGGAATTTTAAAATGTAAATGGATTCTATCTGTAGAACCTTTGTTAATTGTAGTGTGTATACGTTTTGTATTTACAATGTAAACATTATTAGGTTCTAATACATATGGGTGTTCGTTAATAATAAAATGCGAATCGTTATTAGCATACAACGGAATATGTACTCTTACATGTTCATCTTTATCTGCATGCGGGGGTATTCCTGAATTTTGAGGATGTCCAGTAATTACTAATTCTTCTATATAAGGAATTTGATCATATAGTTTTTTAGCAAACCCTTTGAGCATCTTAGTAGGTTTTATAATAGGATCAAATTCTTTTTTATCTTTACGCATACCCGGAGGTAAAGGACGCTCGTCTATATTTTCGCAATTAGTTAATATTGCGTAACCATATAATCCTTCAAGATTAGTTCCTGGAACTTCAGGCATTGTCCATTTTAAGTAGTCAAAATTATCTACAAGATCATTATAGTATTCTTTAAGTTCTTCAAAATTAAATTTTATATTTTCTATTTTTTTACAATCAAAGTTTATTTGGGCTGGATCTAATATCCAATCTGTGTTTAGTAGTTCATCTACATTGTCTATGGGTATTTTAAATATTAAATGTATTCTGTCTGTATCGCCTTGGTTAATTGTTCCATGTTGGTTAGTGGTATTAATAAGATATGCTTTACCCTCTTGTAAATTATACTTTGAATCGCCAAATACAAAATAACTTTGATCATTCGTTTGTATAGGTATATGTACTTTTACAAACTCGGTATTATCTGTATGCTGTTGTATAACTGTATTAGGTGGATGGGCACTTATAACTGTTTGTCTAATATTGGGTATTGCATCTACAATATACTTGCCAAAACCAAATACAAGCTCTGTAGGATTATCAAACGTGCCTAATACTTCAGTATCATGTTTTATGTCATACGGTGGACAAGGCTTTGTAGCATCCTTTAAATTACTTTGTATAGCCCAACTGTATACATCATTTACTTTGTGATCTAATGTATTTGTACTATCTGGTTGCCACTTTAAATTGTCATACTGAGATACTTTAGCATAATAGTCTTTTAGTTCTTGCAACGAAAATTTAAAGTTAGGTAATTCTTTAATATCAAAATCAAACATCATGATACCTTTCTAATAGACTATAAACATGTTTGTTATGACTACTGTCATCTATTGTTTCGTTATTATAATACTTTTTAACGTAGTTGGCAACAGCAACACTTCTTGATTGTCCTTTTGCACAATATACATGTAGTGTTGCGTTTTTAGGAATCTTGCGTACAAAATATATAATTTGTTTTGCCTGTTTATCGCTACATGCTGTAGCATGTATTATACGTTGTGTGTTATTGTACCACTTGATTGCTTTTAAACCTGTTTTTTCAACATCCTCAAATTTTAAATTTAAAACATTATTTGCATCTGCCATAACAGGCTCAGAATGTATCCAATTACCATTACTGTGTATACCAATAAGATATTCGTTGTTAGGTATAGGTTGTATATCTTTCATTGCATATGTTTTTACATTAACCATGCTTTTACGTCCTCGGTCCACACTTTACCATAAAGGTGTACTCTGTCTGTTGTACCTTTGTTTTCAACACTATGGGGAAGTGTTGTGTTTACAAGATATGCCCAACCTGGTTCCATATGATATTCTTTACCGTTTATAATCCAATTACTATCTTTGTTAGTGTGTATAGGAATATGTACTCTAATTTTATCAGGACTATCTTGATGTGTAATTAATTTAGTTCCAGTTACATGCTCAGTCACTAACCATTTTTTACTACGAAAAGGTAGACTTTTAACAACGTCTAATCCGTATCCTGTAAAACATTTTCTAGGATTTAATTCATCGTTATCATTGTCTTTATACTCTGGCTTTGCACATCCTTGCTCAAAAGGTTTAGGACCTTCTTCGTCACTATTCCAGCATAACGTATAGTAGCCAGTTTCGTCGGGTATAATATGTCCAGTCTTTCCAGTAGGATCACTGATTGGAAATTGCCACACATGATGATTCTCTCCTACAATAAATTTCCAATCTTTGTAATTTTCTTGTAGATCATTATACCAGTCCTGTAACTTTTTTACATCAACACGAAATATAGGTTTGACGTCAAAGCCTAAATCAACTGTTTGATGTTCTTCTATATATCGTTTCATTTCCAATTTACTAAATCCATAAATTTATTATTATGTATATCAGCAATTACATTTGCCCTTGATGTAGGACTAAAGTTTGTAGTAGAGTGCGTAACTCTAGAATTTATAATGTAAACATTTCCTGGTTCAAAATTATATTCTCTGTTCCATTTTTCTCCCCAGTAAAATTTGCTATTATCATATGTCATAGGAATGTGTAGTCTAGCACAGTATCCATCTGTGTGCGGATGAAGTATGTGTTCAGGCATATGTTGTGTAATACGCGGATTGTAAATATAGTTGCCTATTTCTTCTACTATAGATTTCCATTCTCCAAAATTATATTGACTAAGATATATATTATCTTTATAATCAAAATCCTTTATAACATTACCGTTATTATCAAAGTAACTTTTTAATTCTGTAAAAAAGTCTATGTCAGCAGCCCAAGGAGGCGGAAGTGGTACATCTCTGTGAGCTGGCCAAGTTAATGTCCACGAATTAATTAATGCTTCGTAGGTTTTGTTACGTTCCCATTCATAATCATTTGTATCAGTAGTAAATTTATTATTAACAGATTCTTTTATGTACTCAGCGCATGTTTGAAAATTAAATTTTAAGTAGTCTAAATTAGATGTAACAATATTATACCAATGTTGTAAATTTTCAACATCTATTTTTTTATCTAATATTATAATGTCCCATTCTAAACTTTCTAAAACTGACAAGTCAACTTGAGAAGGTTGCAGAACTTTATCCATTTGTTATACCTATTACATTTAAGATATGGTCTTCAGTTACTCTTGTAATAATATGAGATCTATAGTCTTCACTATCGTTAGTAGTTCCATGCCAATCCCCAGTGTTAAGAATATATGCTTTACCTTCTTTCATATGATAAGAGCGTTCTTTGTTTTTACCAAAATGGAAATAACTGTTTTTGTTGCTTTCTATAGGAATATGTAATTTAAGTACTTTACTATCTATATGTTGACGTATATACATACCTGGATGATGTCTAGTAACGATTGCTTGTCTAAAAGCATCTAATCCTAAATCTTCTACTAACTGTTTAAAATAACCAAAGTGTAATTTAGGCATAATTTTTGCATCGTTAATAAAGTTATCGTAATCTACTTCAGGATACATTTCAGGATTACATTGTGCTGGAGGCGGTAGTGCTTCGTAACGTTCTATAGGCCATGCTAGGGTTACACCATCAATTGGTCCGCAATAGTAACCGCAATACCCTTGCTCTACCATTTCTTTACTTTTTTCTAAGTTAAGTTTTTCGGACATCTTGTTAAAGTTAAACAACATGTGATCAAAGTTTTCTTTAACGTCAGTCCACCATGCTTTTAGACTTTCAACATCTACATTATAATTAAGTTCGATTATATCCCAATCGTTATTGTTATATAAGAAATCGTAAGTTAAGCCGTGAGTAACAGGATCGTAGTTTTTAATTATTCTCGAATCTTGGGTGTGTTGTGCGTTTTCCATTTCTTAACCTTTCTCTCATATCCATTGCAACATAGTCATGTCCATATAACACTAAGTCTTCTGGAATCATTTCTTCAAATTTAAACCAATACTGTTCAAGTTGTTCTGGTTCTACATTCCATTGTAGCATTTCGCTTGACCAAATATTTGTAGTCCACAGTACTTTTGTTCCTTGTGCAGTATTTATTAGTTCAAATAATTGGTTAGGTTGTGTTACTAAGTCTACTACATTAAAGGTATGTTTTAGTTGTCTATATCTATCCCATAGCTCTTTAAACGCTTCTCTACCTCCATGTTCTTTAACTTCTTGTTCCCAAAACTTTTTATAATTTCCTCTATAGGTGCTACTGAAGTTATATTTAAGATCATGTTCTAATAACCATTTGTCTAAATCATAACCATCCCAAGTTTCTAGCAAGTGTTTTTTATAATTTAAACTTGCTTCACACCAATCAAAATAATTTACTGTAGTATCTTTATGGAAGCCGTTTGTGTTTAATATAGCAAGTGGCTTAAAGCCGGCTGCGGCACTAAACAAATGATCAATCAATTTACCATCTGTTCTTACGCCCTCGCCTGACAGTGTTTCTGTGTTAAATGCGTATACTCTATCCTTTTCTATAAATTCTTGATAGCCAAGTTTACGTATCCATGCCGCTTGACTTTGATTCAGCCCATCGTCTTGATCTTTATTAAGCCATGCATTTGCAAGTTGCTGTGTATTCTCATATGGATATAAAAATACTTTACAATCACGCATATCATTTGTTAAATTATCTATTTTTATTCCTGCTCGTATAGCAATGTCTATCCAGTTACTTCCGTCTGCTGTAATCTCAACATGCTTTTCCTGTGCGTTGTCTGCAGGACCAATCCACTTAGGTGTGTAATGACTATGTACTGTGTCTTCACTAAGTTTGTAGTTTTGTAATAAGGGCTTTCTATCCCTAAATACACCCATTTCATCAAACTTAGGTTTGCCAAGTTCTACCCATTTTTGTAAATTAACAAATAGGTATTGTCTATGCAATCCAGGATATGAACCTTGCATTCCTGTTTGTGCTTCTTTATCCATTATATGACCTATTGTAAAGAAGTCTTTATTGTTATCATAGTAATTTAAACTTTGAGTTATTAAACTAGGTCCTCTAAATAAAAGTAGTCCCTGACATGCAATCATTGCAAACTCTTTATTTTTTTGAAGACTTTGTTCTAATATTTCTTCAACAGTTTTATGAAATCCTACGTAACTACACATGCCCATTTTAATCATACGATTAATATAAAAATAGGTCATATCAAAACATCTTTTTTGTAGCCATGTATTATTGATGTCGCGATTAATATTAAGTATGCCTATGCCTACTCTATTATCAATTTTTAGATCTTCGTAATAACGATCAATAGTAATACTATTCCAGTCTTTCATTTTACCCTCTATTAGTATAGTAACTTTCTCTTAAGACATAGAAAAAATCTCTAATGCGTCTACCAAGTTCGTAGTGTATAATCATATGTATTCTTGGCTTATCGCTGTTATTATATACAGCATGTACATTAGATATATCCATTAAGTATGCACTACCGTTATCATCAAATGGAACTCTGCCGTGGTCTTTAAACACAAATTTACAACCTTCGGGATTGTTCAAACTAATATTACAAACACTCAAACGCTTTTCTTCATCTGACCTATCTTGATGCGGAAGAATATATCCACCCGGCTCAAGTAACATAAATCTTACACGATTTAAAAACTCCGCTGGCCATACCTCAGTTAAAAACTTTTTTGTTACTGGACATTTATCTGCTACCCAAGTCCAATCTAACTGTTTAATTGATTCTTGTCTGTCGCCATAACTATTCAATGTTTGAGTGTCTTCATTTAGTCCGTGTAGTGTTAGACTTTTCCAACCTTTTCCGTATGTAGTTTCTCTATGCAAATGAAACTTGTCTGCAAGTGCTTCGGCTTCTTTGTGCATTTCTTTCCAAGGTTGATTATCTAATGCACTTAGTTTAAAACACGGCCAGCCGCTTTCCATTACAACCCATTTAGGATCGAATTGTTCCGGATAGGTTATATCTATTTGCTTGTCATTTTCTAACAAATATTTCTCTAATTCAGCGTTCATGTTTACTTTTTTCTTTACCCTGTAGTGTTAAATATACTTATGCTAGTTTTTAAGGAGTGCGTTTAGTCGTGAGATGCAAATATCTTGATAATCAAATCAATGTCGGCACTAATGGGTCATATAGATTATGCTGTATGAGCTTAGAACCTGAGAACGAATACAATATCAAAACACATACTCCACAAGAATGGCATGACAGTGATTTCCATAAAGGTATTAGAGAGCAAATGGCAAGAGATGAATGGCCTGATGCTTGTAAACGTTGCAAAGAAATGGAAGAACACGGCCTACAAAGTCAACGCCAAAAAGAAAGAAGATATGGTCCAGGACTTAGCCATTTAGACTTACGTTTAGGCAATAGTTGTAATTTAAAATGTATCAGTTGCTGGCATATGAGTTCTAGTTCAATAGCAGAAGAAGCCGTTGCTATGCAAAAAGCAGGTGTTACACCGCTACACGGAGTGTTAGATGTTCCACATTTTAATTGGGCTGACGACAAAGCATTTGATAAATTACTTGATCTACCAATTAATGAAGTATACATGACCGGCGGTGAACCTATGATGGTAAAACACTTGCCAAGATTTTTAGAAAGATTAGACCCAGAAACAATAATACGTTTTAATACTAACTGTACAATTTGGAATCCTAAATTAGAAAAATTACTTAGAAAATTTAATATGGTTATTATGAGTTTTAGTTTAGATGCTACTGATGATCGTATAAACTATATTAGACATGGTACTAAATGGAAGGAAGCAGAAGAAAATGCAAAACGTTGGGCGGACTTTTGTAAGGTTGATATAAGTCCTACTGTTAGTATTTTGAATGCATGGTTTTATGATGACATAAAAGAATATGCAGACAAACGCAACTGGAGCGTCTTTGAAAATTTACTTATGACTCCTGATTGGTTACATGTTAAAAACGCACCCGACGAATTAAAAGCACAATTTCAAGGTGTAGATAAATGGATGAATGAACCTGCTAACCTGCTAAAACAAGAAGAATTTAAATACAACATTACTAAGTTAGATAGTTGGCGTAAAATGTATATAAAGGATTACCTGCCTCCGGTAGCAAAAGCATATGGACTTAATTAAAACAAATAAACAAAAAAAGAGAAGTGTTTACAAAGGTGACGGTTACTATAGGAAAATATGGCACTTTGTAGATACAATATGGCTAGACGAACATGTAAAAATGCTTAAAAGTATTGTTCCTGACTATGTTGTATACCACGGACACAACAACGAGTGCATGTGGTTAGACACAAGAGAAATAGAAGGAGTTCCTGCAAGTACACTAGAACACACACCTGAATTTATAGAAAAAGTATATAATTTTTGTTTAGAAAATATTGAGCAAACTTTACCATATGTGCATGGCGATTGGGTATTAAGTAATATAATTGTTAACGGTGATGACATGTATATGATTGATTGGGATAATTGTAATGTATATCCTAAACATATGGTTATAGAAAAAATGCAAAAAGATTTACGTAGTGCATTTGGAGATAAATTTGACCCCTCAAAGTTTTAGTTATCCTATAGTTGGAAATAACAATATGATTTATTGTGCGCCATACGGCCTTACTGAATCTGTTGACTATATGATTAAGTACAATCCAAATAATCACTTAATTACTAAGATACCATTAGAAGTTGATTCAAGTACCGAAAAGTGGCAAAAAGGAATTGTACATAAAAACAAAATTTATTTCCTACCATATAACGAAAGCAATATATTAGTTTTAGATACTGACAATGATAGTATAGAATACTTAAATTTAAAAAAGAAAGGGCAAGGAAAATATATTCAAGGTCACATATATGGTGGACACATTATAGCGTTACCTTACGGTGAACACGAACCATTTAATTATGCATTAGATATTGACATGCGTACTAATAACGTAACTACTATACACTTAGAATTGCCTGACGAAACAAAAAGATGGCATACTACACAGATGTTAAATGGTGTAATCTACGGATTACCTCGAGGAGAAAACTTAGGAAATACATTTAATTTAAGAATAGAATACGACTGCTTTGATCGATCATATAAATTAATAGATATGTCGCCTATTCTATATGATTATAAAAATGAAAGACATGCTAATAAAAAATGGACAACACTTGCTAAAGCAAATGGTAAATTGTATGCAGCACCATATTGCGAACATAAAGACTTTGATCTTCTTGCAATTAGAAAACAAGGTTGGGAATATATACACACCAAACAAACAGGTACTAGCAGAAAATACTTTTCACACACTGTAACAAAAAATGGTAAAATATTTTTTCCACCAGCAGGACACGACGAAGACTGGAGTGAAATGCTTGTTATAAACAGTATAACAGATGAATGGTATGTTAAAGATTTAGGAATTGGCAAAGAAAGTAAAAAATACTTTGCCGGAGTTGAAAACAGTAAAGGAAAACTATACTATATTCCTAGAGGAGGATGTGTTTGTGAGCCAGAGGATACTTGGAAAAGTCAAGGCGATTTAGCAGAAATATTAGTTATCGATACAAACACCGAAGAGCATTATACTATAGACGTAAGTGAATATTTTACAGACAACACTACTATTGAAAAGTATAATCAATGTGTAATTATTAACGATATAATATATGCATTTCCATATGGTGAAAGTGACAGTTTTCAAACTGTACTAGTATTTGATACAATCAAGGAACAAGTTATAAAGACTTTTGATTTAAACAATGTATAAAGCATTTGAAGATTTTTACAAAGAAGAAAGTATAAAGCACCTATTACTTCTTGACTGGAATAATACTTTAACAAGTCCACCCTTTGCTACAGAACAATGTAAAGAGTATGCAGATGTTTGGCGTTTAAATAAAGACACTATAACATTAGATCTGCCTCCTGCTACTAGCAAAACTAATGCTCCTATTGTATTAGGCAACGACTTATGGCTTATACCATACGGTATATACGACGAACTTAATGTTGTGGTACAAATAAAAGACAATGACGTAATATATCACAAATTACCGTTTGCAGGCAAAGGACAATTTTACAGCATTGCATCAAACGGTAAGTCTGCTTTTAGTTTTCCTTTGGGTTATGAAGGTACTAACTATGGATTGTATATTAATAACGGCAAGGTTACAGAACATAAACTACCCTACAAAGGCAAAAAGTTACACATGGGAACTGTGTACTGTAATGGAAAATACTGGAGTATGCCAAGAGGCGATGAACCTGGCTATAACAAACTACTGAGCTTTGATGGCAATGAATTTGAAAGTTTTGATTTAGATATAAACAATAACATTACTAGAAAGTTTAGTGATATAATAGTCAAAGATAATATACTGTATAGTTTGCCATTTGGTGAAACACCTGGCATAAACGAAATAGTAGAATTTAATACAACTACTAACAAAGCAACATATTATAACATGAGACTACCTTATGACTTTGCTAAAAAATACAATAGTGGCGTATTAGTTAATAATAAAATAATTGCACTACCGTATGGTGACGAATATACTCAAGACAGTAATTGGGGCATAATATTTGACACTGATACAAAAGAAAGCAAAACTTTTGATATTGGTCTTAACTTTGGTGGCAAATATAGATATCGTTGTGGTGTAGCACTAGACAACAAAGCAGTATTTTTTCCATCAGGTACACCTAGTTGTCCTATAATGAGTGTCGACGAAAATGGTAATGCTAAAACTTTGTATCTTACAGATTACCTGCTAGGTAGACCACATATAAAGAATAATTTAATATGTTGTATGGCATACAGAAAAGCTGATAGTCAACACTTTGTATTAACACTTGATAGTGAATTAAAGTTGTTGAACAGCAATCAACTCTTTACGTAAATAGATATCACTTAAACAATAACATTTTTCTTTACCGCATGTAATTGTTTTATCAGGTAAATTATATTTTTCTAAATTACCTATCTTGCCACCTTGCTGGCATTCAGCACGGTATATGTCGCCCCACATGTCAATACTAATCATATCTAAACCTGCCCAACAGTTCCAACCTTTGTGTGCGTTAAGCTCGTTAACTATTAAGTCATTTGCATTAATGTCTTTACCATCTAATAATAGGTCGCCTCTGTGTAATTTTGTGTCATCTAGTTTACGTGTATAGGGCCAATTGGTTATAATGTTTTGTTGCGACATTGAATATGCACTTACTTCGTTAGTAGGATAGCCTTCAATTTCTTGTTTGTCTAAAATGACTTTTGGCCATATCATTACATTGTCACTACAATTAAACAAGCGTTCTGCAATATCTAATAGCTCGTCAAAATTATCAGGCAACATCATAAGATTGACAGCAACAGGGCAAGTCATTACTTTTATAACTTCTATTATATGATCAATATCAGCAAACTCAGGATGATAACTTATAATCATTCCGTCAGTATGTTCTGTTATCTCTGCGAAGTATTCTACTTTTTGGCTTGCATTAGTTAGAAAACTAAAATACTGGCCTTGTTGTTTTACAAGTTTAGCCATGTCAATAAAATATTTCCAGTAGGTAGGTTCACCGCCTGAAATCCTATAGCAAATTTGTTTGCCATTAGCGTTAAAGTTTTCTACAAAGTTTTTAACAGTGTCCCACTTTTTATGTCCTGTACTTCCATCATGTAGTCTACTTGGACAATAGGAACATCGGTAATTGCATTTGTTAGACAGTGTCCAACTAACTAAAAAC